TTATATATTAATTACTTGACCTGTATCATCTAATTTAATTTTTCTTAATTCTCCATAATCATATTCTTTAACAAATTGAGATGTTATAACTCTACTATTATCAATATCAAATTTTATCCAAGAATGATTATCAATAAAATATCTTTTAGAATATGAAATCATTTTTAAAATTGTATCATCAAAAGGGATGTTATCTTTTAAACATATTATAGTTATTATTTTATAACCAAGTGAAGTTAAAAAACTACCTCTTCTTTGATCTTTTATTTTAAATTCTTTTTCTGACATTCCATTAAGTTTTACTATTAAATCATGCCCTCCACCATTATATTCAACAATTATTTTGTCTTCTAATAATATATCAACATTTAACCTACTTATAGGATAATTTAATTTTCCATCTAAAATATTGCAAATATACTCTTGTTGCTTACTATACTTGACAGTACTATTTTTATATCTTGATTCAGCACTATTTGTTATACTTTTTTCTTTTATCTCTTCATTTTGCATTGGATTTTTATAACCATATTTAATTATATTTGTTTTTTCAATTTTTTCTCTTATTATTGGTGATGAAAAAAGATTTTCAACTCCGAAATTAATAAGAGATGTTTGTTTTTTCTTATCTTTGATTAATTCTGATTTTGAAGCATGCGATACTCTGAATTTTTCCAAACAAGTGTTTTTATATTTATCTTTTACTTCTTCATTTCCCATAGGTGCTTTATATCCATATGTATCCAAACATGTATTTTTAATTTTTTCATTGAAATAATCTAATTTTCTAGCATTTTTTGCTCCATATTTATTATACATACTTTCTTCTCTTTTTTGATTTTGACATTCTGTATTTTTACAACAATCTTTATCAGTTGTTTTTCTTTCTCTTATAAATCTTGCATATGATTTTGTAATTAATGTTTCATTACAATAATCACAAATACATTCAATATCTGAAGAAGAACCATTTGATAAATCTTCTATCTTTACTTCGAATTCTTCTTTCATTTTAGTAAATATGTATCCCTTACTTATATAGTAATCTCTATTAAAAAAATTCCAATTAACTTTTGCAGTTTTTGATATTAACATATTTTATTTTCTCCTTCCACCATTAGAGATATAAATGGGAAGAAGACTGTGTAGTGGCACAATCTCCTTAATTACCTTCATTTTGTTTCGAACCAAAATAAAGAACCATATTTAATTATTTAATATTAATTAAGTTCCCTCTAGAATATCTATAAGTACCATATCTGTATTAGATGCAGATTTATATACATCAAAATCAAATGTAAACGTTTTTGGATCTCCCGTAGCTTCCATACTTAAATTAAAAGAATCTTTTAGTTGAAGTTTAGGAATTGTAAATAATGCTGGATAATCACTTCCGTTTTCATCTCTCCATAAAGTTTCTGCTTCAAGTTTATAATACCCCGCAAATTGGTCACTGGTAATTTTTATACGTTTTGTGCCTGTAGCAGTCCAATAATAATCTGTAATTAAATAATCTCCAGTTACTACAGTACTAGTTCCCAATGCAATATGTGTACCTGTAAAAGTAAAACACGCAGTACCCGTCCCAGCCACTGTCCAAGTCAATGCTGTACCTATAGAATAAGCATTAGATGCTACATAGAAGAATTTGTCAGTCCCCGTTGTTCCAGTTACAGGAATTTCTGCAATTGTTACACCCGTGGTTGTAGCACCAGTAGTTGTTCCAATAATAAAAACTTCTTTTTTATGTGCTGAAACAGAATCCTCAACAACAGTTGTTCCTGCTAAAACTGCCATGCTTTCAGGACTGATCAACGCATCTTCGCATTTAAAGCTCGGCTCTTTATCTGAACTCCAGCCGACCAATCGTGCATTTCCTCTAGAACCTTTTGCATGAACTCTTGTTGCACCTACATCAAGAGAGCTAACTTTTAAAGATTCTAGATACAAAACAGGCGCATTGGTAGTAATATTTTTTAATACTACATTACAAATTTCTCGTTGCCCGTATCTTTTACTCATTTATTTTCCTCCTTTATAATTATATTTATATTGATAAAGAACTAGTCTTTAACAATTTTACTTAACCAATGTTGATATTTCACTTTATTTGGTTCAGTTGTATTCATTAAAATTTGAATGTTAACCTCATATTCCTTTAAGATTTTCATACGATTAAATTGATTATTAAATTGGAATATGGTTAAATCCCAAACATTAATAATGTTTATATTATTTCCGTATGCTGCTAAAATTGAAATTAAATCAAACAAATTTAAAGAATCACTTTCACTGTTTTGTTTAATTTTTTCTCTTATTTCTTTATCTTTTTTTAACTTTTCAAGAATCCTTTTAGCTCTATCATTAACTGGATTATATTTATCTTCTTCCTCTTCCGAAACCAAACAATTTAATTTCTTAATTATGTATTTGATTTCTTCAAAATTTTCCAAACCAATTAATCTATTTTCCTTAATATCACCCAAATAAAATCCATACAATTCTTTAAAATCAATTTTTTTTTCTTTAAAGAAAAAACTTAAAGCTTCAATTACAACATTTTTATATTCATCTGATTGGACACAATTCAAATAAATAAATTCATAAGTTTTCATATCCTCGAAGTTAAATAATTTTTTTATATCTTCAGATTCAATACATAAAATATTTAAATGTTGATTATACATCTCTATTGTTATATCTACAATATCACTAATTTTTACAGGATAAATTATACCAACATTATTAATTTTTATAGGATTACCTTTGAGCAATTTTAAATTTAAATCTAATTCACTTCCCATTAAATCACGCTCATTCTATGCGAATTCATAATCTTTATATGATAATCGATATCCAGAATAATTCTCATCTGCCCAAGTCAAATTACAATAATCAAACTCTCCTTTACCTATTCCAATAATTCTTTGTTCTGAAAATATTTGATCGATCTCATTCAGAATACAGAATGGACGAAGCTGACTAGTATCTAATTTCCACAAACTCATATGACATAATATTATAAATTCTATATTACTAGTTTTAAATTTATTATTTGTTGTACCAAGTTTGAAATTATTAAACAAAACATTAATTATTGTTGACGCTATTGGTGTACCATTTGTATCTTTAAATATTTCTGTGGTTGTTGGATAAGGAAATATTTTTTTGTACAAAAGTGCTGTGGCAGGATCAACAATATCAGATTCAGATAAAGGATCTCCACTACTATAATACAAATATTTGCACAAATTCTGATTTTCAATTAATTTCATTAAAACAATATTGATGTTATTATTTAATTCTTCGAATTTGCTCGTTTTACACACCTACCTTCAATATTTAATATCACACCACCACCTCTAATAAATTTAAATGCTGTTCAAGAATTTCCTCAATATTATCGAAATCCCAATAGGGAATACGAACTAATATTATATTGTGTTTATCACAATATTCGTTTTTACGTGTATCGTGAATTTGTAATGTCTCAAATTCTTTCTTAGTCATCCATCCTTTAATCCATTTATAATGTTGAATTCCATCAAATTCTATTAGCATTCTTAATTTAATTTTTTCATTATCACAAAATATAGACACATCGAATCTAAGTAGTCCACCATTAATACCCCTTAAATCATCAAATGTATATTGTTTATCATGTGGGATATTCTTTAATTCACATATGTCTCTTATTTTTCTTTCGCCATGTGACTCAGCACAATTAGCACATCGTTGCCCTTGCATAAATTTATAAAATTTTATCTTGCTTTTATTGCCACATGTACATATATATTCTAAATAATGATGTGAATTAATATATTCCTTACTTATAAGTTTACAACCTTGTGATTTAAAATAAGATGTAACAAAACTATAAGAATATTTTAATTTTTCTGCCTTTTTTAAATCACCACACTTACTACAATTTGACCCTTGTTGTTTAAAACTACTAAAACTCACAAATGCATGATTTCCACAATTGCAAATAAATTCTAACAATTGAGAATAATTTATATATTCTTTGCTTAATAATTGGCATCCGTGTTCTTTAAAATAATTATAAACATACTCGTAATCAAGTTTAAGCTGTTCGGCAACTTTTTTACGTCCACATTTTCTACATCTTCGTCCATTTTTAAAATTACTAAAATATGTTTTACTTTGTCTCCCACAATTACAAATATAATCTAATGGTTCTAAACAATTAACATACTCTTTACTTAATAAAACACATCCTTGTGATTCAAAATATTCTTTTACATAATTATAATCAAATCGATTTAAATCAGATAATATTTTAAAGCTACATTTTTTACATTTGCGTGTTTTTATAAATTTATCAAATCTAATTTTACTTTTATTTCCACAATTACAAATATAGTCTAGTGGTAATTTATTATTTATATATTCTTTACTAAGTAATTCACATCCTTGTTCCTTAAAATAGTTATAAATGTATTCATAAGTATGTCTTTTGCCCATATTATTACCTCACTTTCTCTCACATTTTTATTTTTATATATAAAGAAGAAAGAGTCTGTGAGGCGACTCTTTCTTGTCAATAAGGTTAATTACTCCTTACCTATCTTTATTTCATTAAATTAAACCTTTAAGTGAAATCACCTGTGTAATATTTTGAGTAGCATCTGCTAAATCAGTTGCAACTAAAGAAATACTATAAGGATATTGAAGGCACTTAAGAGTAGTTGTGTTATCAGAACTTGTTGTCAGCAAATAATTACTAGACGAAGCTCCTGTACTAAGTATTGTACTAAAAGTAAACACGCTTCCAGTTACTACCGTACCTGTTGAATAGTATTTATTAGCTGTGTATGTTTTTGTTTGATTATATTTAACTTCATTATCAGGTTGAATATTTCCCACCAAACTATATACATAACTCGCCGTAACCGCACTAGCTACAACATTAATATTAATACTATCAGTAGCATTAGAATAAGTAGCCACAACACTACCACTACCAGTGGCAATTCCAGAAACTAATCCAGTAATTCCTACGCTTATATATCCTGTTGAACCAGTTACCAATGAATACGTAACCGTTGGACTTGTCACAACTACATCATTATCCGTACATTCTAATTCTAATTGTAAAGTGTTACCAACCTGAATATCTGCATCTGCTCCATTCAAAATTGTCACAACATAAGAATGTAATCTACTAGTATAATTTGCAATACCTAAAGTCTGACTATCATCTTCTATAACATTATCAAAACACATCTTAAAAGTGATTAATCCAGGTTTTGTTATATTATCAATAGCTTCAATTTTATAAGCGTTCCCACCTAGCAAAAATCTTTGACCGACTGTTATAGAAGTGGTATCTGTCCCTGTACCTACAATTACCCATATTTTATTATCAGGAAGTATATAATATTTATTTTCTTTAGCATCTAATAATATCTTATCTGTTATAATACAAGGTGCAACAATTATACTTGCTGATTCTGCGACACCTAATAAATCACTAAGAAGAATAGTAGCATCTGCACCTTCGTTATACGTATAAGATTCATCAAATATTGTTGTTTCATCTAAAATATCATCTTCATCCCAAGTACTTGTTGCTGTTTCAGTAGAATCTAAATATTTTAAATTACTATTACATTTTTCAATTATTCCTCGAATATATATTTCAATATCATCAGTATCAGTACACAACCAATTCTCACTATCATAGACAACTAAATCCCCAACACTAATAGTTTCATCAGGTTTACATAAAAGACGTTTTTTATTGGGATTTTTAAAAAGTGAATTTTCATCTATTATTTGTACTTCTTGTGATGTACCATTAATCGTGACCAATTCAGATGTATTTGAAAATTTATCGATAATAGTTCTCTGTGTATTTGTTATAAATCTATCTTTTTGCGTTGAACCATTTTGATTAATCCTACGCTGGTAGACTTCCCAAGGATCTGCTGTCATTTCAAAGCCTCCTTATCCAACCAAATTAATTGAATAAGGAGGATTATTAAGTCCTCCTTATATAATTATATTTAATTTATATAATTTATCGAGCTTTTCCAAATAAACGGAAAGCTGTATCTCCTCCTGTGCTAATGTAATAGAGTGTGCCTACAGATTGATCCAAATCTTCAACGACTTCTCCAGCTTTAACTACAAAATTAGAACCTGTACTTCCTGTACCAGTAATGCTATCTTCAAAATTCATGGTTATGTCATTTGCTCCATCGTTACTAATCCAAGATATAGATTGTACATTAAGTGTACTAGATTGAACAGTACCACTTGAAGTAGGGTTAATACTAACATGATTTTTTACAGACATTTATAATTCCTCCTTTTTATTATTTATTGATTAAGTTAACAACGTTCCTGTTACTGCGTACCAGTATTGATCGCCAATATCATTATCAGCTTTAGTGAAATACAGATAACTTCCATCGACGGCTATTGTTGCCTTGGCAGCAGGAGTCCCATCCGTACCCACCAAAGAAGTCGTAGTCCATGTACCAGTTAATGTTGCTGAACAATGAACTTCACCAAGAGAGCCAGCATATCCAGTAACATTATACTGAACAGTCAATACTCTACCTGAACCACCCGTTACCGCTGTTACTAAAGCACCAGAAGTATTAATACAAGCAACCAATGAATCAATTACACTTGTAGAGCAAGTAGCACCCATACCACTAGCAAAAGCTATATTGCCCGTAGTTGTTACAGCAGCACCGTCAATAGTTGCTTCATATGTTTCTGTACCTATAGTTAATGTCTGTCCAGTTGCAACAGTACCAAGATATGTAAATGTTCCAGTTGCAAATACAGCTTGTATAGGAGTTATTTCTAAAACATTAGCTTTTCTCAATTTCATAATTTATTTAACCTCCTTCTTAAGAATTTCCTTATGAATTTTTTATTTTTGACTTTAGATTGTTAATATTATTAATACATTGAACTTATATAAATAAATTTATATAATCTAATATCACTACTAGATTTTCCTGTTTCATTGACTTCGTAACCTCCATCTCCACAGGCTTAAAATCCGATAGTCCCTACCGTATTTGTATTTAACTACACATTTAGTAATCTTAATCCTTCATTTTTAATATTCATTGCCGCATTTACATCCCTATTGTGTTTTGTTCCACATTCTGGACATATCCATTCTCTAATAGATAAATCTTTCACTTTAATATTTTTATACCCGCAAACACCACATAATTGACTAGAAGGGAAGTATCTATCTACCTTCTGAATAATCCTATCGTGCCATAGAGATTTATATTGCAATATTCTTACAAATTCACTCCAAGATACATCTGAAATTGCTTTTGCTAATTTATGATTCTTAACCATATTTTTTACAGCTAAATCTTCAAGACAAATAATTTGGTTTTCTTTTATTAATCTTGTAGATAATTTCTGTAAAAAATCATTTCTTTGGTTAGTAATCTTTTCATGTACTACATTAAATTTAATTCTTTGTTTATTTCTATTTTTACTACCTTTTTTCTTCTTAGAGAATTTTCTTTGTTCTCTTTTCAATTTATTTTCTAATTTAAATAAATATTTTGGATTATCTATAATTTCTCCATAAGAAGTGATAGCAAATTCTTTTAATCCTAAATCTAATCCAACTATATTCTTGTTATTTATAAATTTTTGTATCTCTACATCAGTACAACATATAGATGCAAAGTATTTACCAGAACAAGTTTTAATAATAGTGCAGTTTAATATTCTTCCTTGAATTTCTCTTGATTTTGCAAATTTAACCAATCCTAGTTTAGGAAGTTTAAGATAGTTACCTTCAATTCTAATATTATTATGAGTAAAAGAAGTTCTATAACTATATAAATTATTTCGTTTACTTTTAAATTTAGGAAACCCCTGTTCTTTATTACCTTTTTTTATTTCTCTAAAGAAATTACTATAAGCTCTATCTAAATTTTTTAAAGCATTTTGTAAAGCGAACTTATCTATTTCTTTTAACCATTCTTTTTCTTGTTTAAGTTTAGTTAAATCAGCAGAACAAGCATAAAAATTCATTATTTGATTATTTATTTTATAAAATTCCATTCTTTTTACTAAATAATAATTATACACAAATCTACAAGAACCGAATGTTTTAGCTAATTGTATTTTTTGTTCTTCATTAGGATATAATCTAAATTTAAATACTTTTTCCATAAATAAATTCACCTCATTTCACTTTAAAATTTTAAATATTATTATTTCTTACTTTATTTTTGAGTTTGTTAATATATTCAATACAATCGAATACGGTTTTCCTACAAACATTGTAATCTGTAACTGATTTAATCCCCTGTAAACTAAATAAAGTGCTAACAAGATAACTATCATTAGAATAATTTCTTGTAGCACCTTCTAATTCAATTGTTAAGGAATTTAGATACTTCTTAGCGTTTATAGGATTTTCTTCTAATAATGGTAATATTTTAAAAATCTTACCAACTAATTTGTCTAAATAATCATCTAAATTAATGTTATTGTTTTTTATTTCCACATTAATTATAACTTCCTTTCATTCAAGTTAGCTTAAATCGCTTAAATCATTATTATAAGAATACTTTACAATCAAAGAATCAATCTCTAATTCAGTATCTTTTTTAAGTTCTCTGAGTTCTTTTAAAAAATTAGCAGGACTAAACATTTGAAAATCCTTGCTCCCCAACCGATACTCCAACAAATCCATATGATTAACTTTGGGTTTTAACCATTCTAATACCATCATATTCGCTACAATTTCTTCTTCTAATTCTGTTAAATCTTCTGTGTACTCCCCTGCAAATTCCCACGATATAGATACATTACTTGTTCCAGTAGCAGGATAATATCCTGTAGCAAATGTAAAAACATTACCTGAAACAGTAAAATTAGTCTCTGAAACAGAAGTTGTACTACTAACTAAAACAACATATTCAGAACCAGTTAATGCAGTGGATACCATTGTAAAACTAGCAGTAACACCATCACCATTAAATAATTCTGTCACACCTGTTGCATCAACTCTTGCATTTACACTAATATCAGTATCACATTCTATAAATTTTGACGAAGCACTTTTAATATAATTACAATATATAGAATTTCGGTCTGCTACTGATAATAATGCATCAGAATAATCGGTAATCTTATTTAAAAATAGGGGAAACAAATTTAATCTAAATGAGGTTGAAATTTTAACCAACCTCCTTACTCCTCATCAAAAACTTCAAACAAATTAATATCAAAATAATTTTCATTATTCTTTTTATTAATCTCATTTATAGTGCTTTGAATTAATCTTTGTTTAAATGAATCATTAAAAGTGTTATTTTTCATACTTTGCTTAGTTAATCGAACAATAACTTCTCTCACTTCTGATGTTGTTTTATTTAAAAATTCAACCATATCTTCATTACTTAAATTATAAAATTCATCAATCTTATCAGGTTTAACAATTAATTTATAAAAATCTTTATAGTTAAAATATTCTACAACATCATCATCGAGTATTACTAAATATGGTTTTGTAAAATATGCTGGCTTTTGTCCTTTAATTACTACAATTTCTGAAAATGGAATTTGCAATACACTTGCAAAACTTCCCCAGCTCCAACTTCTACTTGTAGTAGGATTAATCCAGATGCATTCACCAGTTGTATAATTCATTACATTGATTAAATCATTGTCACCAAAACTTTTTCTTTTTGTAATTGGTATATTACCTTCTATATTTTTTTTTACCAAAATAATCTTCCTTTCATTCTTCAGATTCAAGAGTAGAGACAATAATTTAATTATTATTTCTACTCTAAACCATAAATATTACTTGAACCTCACACGAATAAATTCGCGTGATTCCTGTTTCATTGACTTTGCAACCTCTATCTCCACAGGCTTAAAATTCCGTAGTCCCTACCGTATAATGATTATTGATATAATTAATTTGACATATGTAATACATATCTGACCTAACTCACGATTAAAATCGCGAGTGTGCGGTCAGATTTCATCAAACTTATACAAACCGATATTGACCCCATACTTCAGAAGTAAGAACAGCAATACCACTCTTTCTAATGAATACATAATCTTGAGAAAGGTCAGCAGATTCTCCACCAGGCAGATCAATAATAATTGAATCACCTTCGTCAACAATTTTTACAATTCTTTCGTCACCTTCGGGCAAAACCATTACAAAAGAACTATTAATTGCAAATGTATCAGTTCCGTTAGTATGACTTTGGAAAATCTTTCTCATCGGCGTTCCATAAAAACCACCATAGTAACCCTGTTTACTATATGTATCTTTTTCTTCATTAGAAGGTTGTGCAGTAGTAATCATACCCAATGCATTTTTAGTACCATACACAGTAGCAGTCGTACCAGTTTTAGTTTCAACATGCTCAATCAAAGTTCTTAATGTTGTTTCATTAAAAGCACCAGTTTTTGCATATGTAGATGCTAAATCGGAATATCCGTTATAGATAGCATTATAAACTTCAGTATAAATCTGATTAGTATAAGATCTTGCAACTTTATTCACTAAAGCTACCCAATCAATTCTACCAGCTAAGAACCTATAGAACTCTTCATAAATTTGTACAATTCTATTCTTGGTAGTTACTGTCAAAATACCGTTATCTAATCTCTGCCTTGTTGCTCTACCAACACCGTCTGCAACCACAGCTACTTTAAACAAATTAGGATTTGGAATGATAAAAGTAGGCTTATCACCCCATGATACATTTCTGTATTCTGCATTATTAGCAAAAATACTTTCCATATCTCTACCAACAATTTCAGTAAGAGCTTCTTCTAAGATTTCATAAATTTCAACTTTATGCTTTCGCATTATTTTACGATCAATTTTATCTGTCCCACAGATTTTTAAAAATTCTTCTCTTAATGCTTTTTCAGAATCTCCTACTGAAAAATTCCCTGTAGATCCTCTATAAATATCTATACCGAGTTGTGATAATTTATTCATTATTCATATTCCTCCTTTTTATATTTAATTTATTACGCATTAATAACTTGTACAGAAATAGCACTGTCACCGTCATAACCAATAGTATTTAATTCAATGACTTTTGCCACAAATCTAAAACTAGCAACAGCAGCAGTTTGAGCAGTAACAACATAATTTTGTCCAGTTGCATTCATGACAATACAATCACCAACCGCAGCAGTAACATTAGATACAATCGAAGCGGTAGATTGCGGAATTCTAAATCTACTTCCTACTTTTAATCCATAAGCTCTTGCAGGAGAGGCTGTTGCAATAATAAAATCATCAATTGCTTTTCCTGCTTCATACATAACTTCAGGCGAATATACAATATAAACCTGAGATGTTGCTAAACTCCCAGTTGCACCCGTATTTTGTGCATAAAAGATTTCGGTTTCACCAGTTACAAGAGCACCAAGAGTAACAGGCATACCATTTTGAAGTTGACCGCCATCCCATTGAACAGTTACGATATCCCCACCAGAAGTGTCTCTTTCTAAGTTCATCATTCTATAAGTATTTGACATTTAAATTCCTCCTTTTTATTTTTTATTATTTGCTAACATATTGACTAACAATATCAGCATAGGGTTTTTCAGAATGTGTAATTGAATCATCTTTTTCAAAAGTAAAATCTACTTTTGGTTTTACTGCATTATGTTCAAATTTAATAGTTTTCTTTGCAGCTAAAAGCCAGAGTTTTTCTTCAAGCTGTTCCAGTGAAAAGTCCATAGCAATATCCTTAACTGGTTTTAATTCATCTTCTGTCAATTTTTCACTAAACATTTCAAATAAAATATCTTCAGCTTCTTTACGTTTGGTTGTTAAAGTTGTTTCTTTAAAGGTTTTTAACTCCTTATTCTCAATTTCAAATGCAGTACATTTAGTTTCAAAATCAGCTTTTTCTGTTTCAAGAGTTTCTTTTTCTGTTTTGATAATAGAGAATCTTGATTGAATATCTTCAAATTCTATTTGAATCCCTTCAAACTTAGTTTGTAATTCTGTTTTCTCTGTTTCAAGAGAAGTGAATTTGGATTGCAAATCAATGTATTCTTGAGATTCAATTACCTTAACTTCACTAAAAGATTCTTTGGTTTTTTGAATTGCTTTTTCTACACTAAATTTGATTTGTTCTGCAACAATATCTTTCAATGAAAATTCACTAGAACCATTTTCTTTAACTCTCCAATCAGGCAAATATTCTACCTTACCTTCAAAATCAATATTAATATTATCTCCACTTACTATATAAGGAAGACCATAATATGCAGACCAAGTGTAATCAATTGTAATAATCATATTGTCTTTGATGTCACAATATCTGAATTCCTGTATCTGATAAATTTCTCCCCAATAATCTGTAGCTGTTACTTGTCTTTCTGATAATGATTTATAAACTTCTGTCTTTAATTGTTCATTTGTCATCTCGAATTCCGATTGTTTCTTTTCTGAAACTTCTTTAAGCTTAGTATCAAATTCTTCTAAAGAATATTTATCTATATCTGTCTTTAAATCTTTAATATCTTCTTCAGTTAAATTTGCATATTTTGCTATGAGTTCTAATTTTTTATCCAAGTTTATGTTACCTCCTTCTTCTGTAAAATTTGATTGTGTGTTTAATTGGGAATCTATATTAGTTGGATCTGTATTATCAACCTTATCAATATCACTTAGGGTAGGGGAGATGAGTTGATTTTTTTGATCCAATTCTAATTGAGTTAATTGCTTGAGTTCTTTAAGCATTTCAGAATATGATTTTTCAAAGTCTTGTTTGGTGTAATTGGATATATCACAAGATTGAAAACATGGAGTTTTTTCCGATCCAAGACAGCAAACTGCCGAAAATTGAAAGTTGTCTACTTGAAAATAATTATCAATAAGACTTCCTTGAATATTGGATATTTCCATTGATACTTTCGGAATTATACCATTATTAAGCCAATCATTAATTTTTTGTGCAGCATCATATCTCATCCAAAGTAAACAACCTTTTGCAACGATATAAGTTTTTATATCAGGATTTTCTTCTGTTCCTTCATTTACATCTTCAAAATAAATTTCTGCATCGTTAGGAATACAGCCTAGAGGGATTGTATCCTGATAAATCTCCCATGAATTATCAGGCTTTTGCCGTAATGCTGTATTGTGACCGGATAGATTCCCAGATAATCCATAATCATCTGTTGTATCTTCAATATATTTCGCGACCAGTGGAATCGAGAATATTGTATTTTTTGCAAGTTCAAATGATTGTGGAGTTATATTCGAAAAATTAGCGTTTTTTCCAAATGCAAAAATTCTAATACAAACTTTTTTGAAAGAATCATTATAATTTTCTACACTTTCAAAATATCCTCGTAAAACTTGATTTTCCATTTTTTTATATCACCTCCTTTACCCGTGAATTAATATCTATATTAAAATTAGACATGAAAAAAGATGTTATCTTTTGTCTAACACCTTCACATTGGTTTTTTATATCTTGTGGGTATAAATCAATAAAATATATATCTGAATTATTTTTATAGAATTCATTTTTACGTAAAGTCTTATCCTTATATGATTGAAATATTTTATTATGAGGTTTGTCTAAATACATACCATAATATTCAATAACTACAGGTTTATTAAGTTTAATCTTCTCAATTTTAGTAATTCTAAAATCTGGTATGTAATATTCATTCTCTTTTTCATTGAATAACTTAGATTTATGAGTAATCTTTTTTATATTAATTACCCTTAAATCATTATAAATACAATCAAAAACTAGCTTTTCTTCCATACTTTCTAATTTTGTTTTACCATCCAATGCTATAAAAACATTAAAATCTTTTTTATCTAACCCGTATTCAGGATGTAAATAATTTAACCACTCATAAAAAGATTCATAATAATGATATATAGAAATTCCCATCATTAATCCTGTATATTTAAGAAAACTTATATTCTTAAAATTAAATATTGATGGTAATTGTACTTTTAAATTATTTAATCTATTTATACAAATTTTATCACTCAAAATATATTCTATATATTCATCACAATTATTTTTATTTTTCCAATAATTTATAGGTGCATTATGTAATTCATATGGTTTAATGTCATATTCAGGAAATGTAAGATTAATTATTCCATAAATAGAAGCAATTAGATTATGTTTAAAATTAATTTTATATTTGTTTAATAAGTTAACATTAAGTTCTAATAGCTTATCTCTTGTATTTAATCCAATTATATTTTCTATTACATATTTTATTATAGTAATTAATTTATCTATATCATTATATATTTCTTGAGGTAAATTATTAAGTTTTTTACCATTTGGTGTTTTATGATAAAACCACTTCCACCATTGTATAGCATCATAAGTATTAATTAATTTATCTTTATCTAACATAATACCATATTTTTTATATCTATTAATTTTAGAAGAATCTTTTCTATATTTTTTTGTATTTGAAATAGGAACATAATTAGGATCTGAAATTCTCAATCCTAATTTATAAAATCTATCTCTAATAGATGATTCAGTTCTATAAGAAAATAAATTACACAATTCACTAAAAGAAGAAATACTTTGACTATATTGCTTTAATATTTCATCTTCTTCAAATGTCCAAGGATTACTACGAAAAATAATATTTACTCCTAATTCATTAGCTTTATATATTATTGATTTCAATGATTTATCAAACATATTCATTATATTTTCTAGAGTAATATTATTACATTGTTTTAATAATTCTATCTCTTTATCAGACCAATAATTATATCTTGTAATATAATTTATATTTTCTCTTTTACATTTTGCAATAATCTGTGTACGATTATGATTAGTTATTAATTTGCACAAAATATCTAAATCTTTTCCATTGTTTTCTTGTAATAATAAAACATCTTCATTCGTCCAAAGTTTATATTTACCCAATTAAATACCTCCTGTCGCATTCCCTTGTTATCCTGAAAACTACATAATAAAAACAAAGGCAACTACTCAGGATTGTAGTTATATCAAGGTTAATTACTCCCCGATTGCCTTTGTTTAAAACTAACGATATTGAAATAATTGAACTAAAACTAAATCATCTACATAACCACATCCCACTCATCTTCCAAATTAACCCAATCCTTGTATTTCTCCTCGCCACCCTTAACAGACCAATCAGAATCTATTGTCAATTTAGAGCTAATTCCACCTCTTGGATTACATGTCATCACTATTCTAAGACGTTCTGGTTCATAAACTTTCATTAAATCATCATAGATAATATTAATTAGTCTTTCATATGATATAATTGTATTTCTTAGTTGGTATACATATTGCTTTAATGATTTTAATTCAATAACTTTATCTTTTGGATAAAAAGATATATGAACCGTTGCAAAATCTGGCTGCTCTTTCACTCCAAGAAATGTAAATTCAGGTATCTTTATTTTAATCTCATATGCTTCTTTTGTTGGATTGGGAATTGGTTTTAGAATTGTTGAGTCTATGTTTTTGTATGTTTTAATGTTCATGTTATCTCCTTTGATTCCGTTTGCTAATATTATTTACTTCGATCAGCGTTAGATTGTCTGTCAATTTGGTCAATTCCAGCATCTCCTAAAGAATTTGGATCACTAGGAGGTTTACCACCTTTGCTTTCCCCTGGAGTTGTATTGGAACTCTTCAAAGGTTCCATCATATTAATCAATCCCAACGTCTTCTCAAGATAAAGTAATCCAATAATATCAGATTGAGACATACTTGTGCAGAATTTACTATATCCAAATTGTGCATTATTCATTAATGCTGTACGGTAGTCTTCCATATTAAATATCGTAAGATTTGGAAAGATCAACTTCCATTTAAATTTTCCCAATTTTCCTTTATCATTTGCATTAAACATTTTCAATTTTTTTTTCATAAATAATTCTTCTTGTCTTAATAATGAAAACATTAATGCTGAATCAGCTTCAATTGAACGATTTAATCCAATAGAAGTTTTACCATCACTTGAAAACAATAATTGAGATACTCCAGCACTAACAAACATATTTCTTTCTGCTTTACCGACTAAATCTTCATCAAATTGATTATTCTTTAAAATAACTTCTGTCAAAGACATAGGAGTTGTGGCACAGCCCACTCCTTCTGGTAGATTAGATTTTAAATTATTATGAAACTTAACCGCAGATTTATCATCTATTAAGAATTTATTTACTCCAGCTTCCTTATCCGTGTTCTGTGGGATTTTTTGATGAATTAATTTAAAATTATTAGTTCTACTCGTAGTTTCTTGTAAATCTTTATATTCAGACAAAGAAAGTATTTCATCTAATATTCCACTAAATTGAGGGAGTCCATACAAAACAGATTTATCAAATTTAAATACAATAGCATTATCACTTAATTTTTGCCATCTTAAATCTATATTATTGTTTTGCTTATTATTTTTTTTATATAAATCAAATTTTTCTTTAAACTCAGAAGCATAATTATTTATACTTATATTTGGTTTAGTAAAATATGTGAAATCAAATTCCATAGTAAAACCGCCATACTCATCCCATCCTAATATTCGGCTGTAATTACTCGGCAATTGTTGCCAAATACAGTTTTCACCATCTGTTCTTTCGTATCCAAAATATATATCTTCTCTTACTAAAACTGATTCTACATCAGATAATTTTGCTTTAAGATTATAATTTTCAATAAATTCAAGATTAGCAAAGAAACTTTTTAATAACTTTATATTATTTGTTTTATTGGAATTATAAATCATATCATATAAATTACCATCAGGAACAAGAATATAATCATGAGTAAGCATTTTACTTAAATAATTCATCAAGTTTTTATATTCTTGGGAATTTGAATAAAGATAGACAGAAACTTCCCGCAATTGTCTATCGTAGTATTCAGGTCTTTCAAGATATTGTCTAATTTGTTTTTTCGTATACTTTTGTGATTTTGCATTATATTCTCTATTACTATATGTTGTAGCTTGATTAAAAGCATTTACATCAAATAATAGAGTGGGGGAGAGGAAATTATTTTCTTTTTCTAATTTCTTGAATTCTTTATATCCTTCATAAAATTCTACAAATTCTTGTTTTGTTTTTTGCTCTAAATTTGAATCTTCTTGCAATAAATTTCGCCTCCTTTCTTAAATTATTTTTATATTTTACTTGTAATCATAAGAAGAATGTGGTATGATATATTTGGGAAATTATATTTGGTTGTTAAAAATTTTTAATTTAGTTGAATAGGAAGTAATTGTCTACGTTAATAGTTTCTTCTTTCCTAACTTTGTTTTTTCTTTCTTCTAAATAAATCCACCATAAATTATACATTAATGAAGAGAACTTATCCTTCTGTATGGACCTAGAGACACGATCAATTCTAGTTTCATTTCCTGCTTGTTTATAAGTAATATTCATTATTTCATCACATAAATTATTTGTTAAAATATAAGGAATTTCTGCATTTGCTAATTCTTCACTATCTTTTAATTTATGTTTATATTTTTTTTCTAATTCCTTAACTCCTTCATATGGACTTTTTAATAATCCAATATCCATTTTGTTAAAAACTTGCATAAAATGATTAATCATATCACTATTTTTAGTTTCTTTGTTTTGTGCTTTTAATGCAAACACCATAGGAATACTATTTTCAAGTTTATATTTATCATATTCAGAATCGTTTACTACACTATATGGTGGATTGCCATCATTTAAATCTAATACTAATTGATCTGTAACCGAAACCCCTAAACCATTATTATCAATTGTTAAAATTCTTGCTTTAAATTCTTTAACTTTTTGCTTTAAGAATTTTGCTTGTAACAAACTATGTTGTCCTTCCATTGAATATATATTTACCAATTCTTTTATATAATCTCCATTACCTTTTGGTGTTATCTTTATCACCGTTAAACATGAAAGTGCATTTGCATCCCCTTCATTTCTACTAACATCATATGAAAGACAATATTCAACACGATCACTTCCACAATGTTCCCATTCAGCAACTCCAACTACTCTACATTTTTGAAGTTTTTCATCAGAAACAAGAGAATCTGAACTTGAACCAGTCCATACACTTTCGTATTCTCTCATAAAATCCATAATACTGTACGTAGGAGACTCTTTTAAATCAGAAACAAAGTCTTCATCTAATTGACCATACATACAAGGTAATTCATAACTATTACCTATATTAAATGCTGATTTTCCTTCTAACATATCATTATTGACTTCTTTCATTTTTTCAAATGAAAATTGCTGTTGAGTTCCTGCTGTAGTCACATATATTTGAAATTTATGGGGTTCATTAGGGTCAACCCCGCTACACATTGCTATACGATCATTTGCCATCAAAGGAATAATTACAGAATTTAACAAATCACCATTAAACTTTTTATCAGAAATTTCTTCAATTCCACCGCCGTTTCGACGACCTCCTCTTGAAGCATCTTGAACCTGTACCACATCGTACCTTGAAGAATTATGGAATATTAATCTGGTATAATCTTTATTTTCCTGAAATGTTCTAACTTCTGCACGTAACATAGGAAAAAAGTTAAAAATATCATTTAAACAATCTTGACTAATTTTAGCAGCTTGTTCTTTTTTCGGAGCACAAATAAATAGCTTTGTCCCACTGTACATGATACATTTTAATACAAAACATAGGTTTTCTAAAAATGATTTACTTGTTCCTCTAGTACCAGTAATAAAAACTTTTTTATATCTCATCATAATTCTTAAATATATTCTTTGATAAAAATACAATTGAATTTTACAATCAGGAGGAGATATAAAATCAATAAAATGGTCTGGATATTCTCTCCAATATGAACATAGTTCTTTCCATTTTGGCTTTAAAGATTCAAAATCTGCTATTTTATTCTCATTTATTCTACTATTATCTATTAAATGCGGAGCATTAAACAAATTTCCGAAACTATCTTTATTCTGTCTGCTTTTTATACTATAGTTTTTTACGGAAGGCATATCAATTGTCACCCCATATCTTTCAATTTAGGAGTATCAATTGGTGGTTCAATCATTTGACTTACTTTATTTAATTTTAAAGTATAATTAAGAATATACATGATTGTTTTATCTACAATGTCTTGTTCGAGTTCTTTAATATTTCGATAATATTCCCAAGGTGGAATAAAATCATCTTTTTCAATTTCAGCATAAGTTTGAGCAAATGTTCTTAACCCTCCACTTTTAGAAGCATCAGATTTATCCATTGCTCTAAATTGAGAATCGCCCATATATTTAGAAAATAAATTCCCTAGTTTATTTGCCTTATCATAATCTTCATCTTCTAAAGCTTTGTCTAATTTTAAAGAAATGACAGCTAATTTTTTCAAATACGTTTCATCTTGTGCTGATTCAATTTTATTATCTATTTTCATTTGATTATAAAATTGTTCTAATTGCATATAATCTAAAGAATTATATTTATTGCCCCATCTTAAAATCATTTCTGAAGTAACATTAAAATTATGTGTTATTTCTACTTCACATTTTTCGTTATTAACACTATCATAATTTAACTCATGCTCAATTTCAGGTAACATTTTAGAATCTTTCCACCCCAATTTACGGTATTGAGTCATTGCGATATTTTTCATGTAACAACCCATGACCTCGCCACCTTCTTCAAGGGAAGATCGCCAAATATTATAAAGAAAGGGACGATCCATCAATTGAAGTGTATTTTTTACTTTATCTAAAATTATATTGCCTTTATCATCACTAATCATATTTTTAATACACTTCTTACAGTACAAAATCCTACCCATTTTATGGATAGGATTATAACTAACATAATATTCTGTTTCCCTTTTTAAATCTCCACAATTTTGACAAGAGTAATCTTTTATAATTTTTTTTGGTTTTCCCGTTGTACCTTTAGGTCTACCTGCCAACTTAATTTCACTTCCTTAAATTAAAAGGAAAATTAAATTTTAATTAAATAATTTCCCTTAATAAAGCATTACAATATTTATATTTATTTTCTAATAAATCATCAAATTCATAATTTTTATATTTATTACTAAATTCAATAAATTGCTCTTTATTATTATTTATATATCCATATGTATCATGAAATAATTTATGAAGAGATTTAGAGATGCATACTCCCAATCCATATTTTTTATGTAATTCACATAATTTATCTTTAATATTATTAAATTCTATTTCGGAATAATCTAATACCTTTTGACGCTGATCTAAATTTAAAATTTCAAAAATCTCATTAACTATTTTACGAAATGGATATAAATGATGAATATTATCAAAATCTTTACCACTTAATACGCATTTATAATTACAATATTCCATACTTTGTTGTTGCCATTCTTTAATTTCGCTTCTTAATTCAAAATATAAAGCCGTTATTCCTCCACGCCAATTAGGATTTTCTTTTCCAATCAACGGAGTAATAAATCTTGGATTTTTATCTCCTGCCCATTCACCCTTTTTTCTATCAGAAATCAATTTACGTCTTTTATCATTTCTATCCCACTTTTTACCAAACAAATAATTATTTTTACCAACATATTTACCAATTTTAGATAATGATATTTTTCTTTTTGTTTCTTCTGACTTAGGTACTCCAAATAATACAGAATTTTCTCCAGACATTTTCTTAGATCTCTCTTGATTAATTCTCTTAAATACTTCTAAATCCTTACCAGTTACACTTAATAACCATGCTTTATCATGTAAACTTTTATTAATTTCATTTGGAAAGAATAACTTAATTAACTCTGTATTTGTATATTTTGCATAATTATCTATTAATATCTGTTCTTTTTCTTTTGTCCAATGCTCTTTAGGAATATATCCATCTTTCATAAAATGTTTATCTTTTCCACATTCTCGACATACATTTCTCAATCCATCTTTACACATTTTATCTGGAGGAAAATATTTTATATCAATAAGTAATTCCCGATCACATTTTATACAAAATTTATAACCTTTTCTTGGAATATGAATTAATTTATCAGTAAATGACAGACCACTACATTCTTTACATTTACTTCGAAATCCATCCTTAGTATCATGTTTACTAAAGAAATAATCAGTATTTGATAATAATTTTCTTTTACATTCATTACAAATTTTATATCCATCTTTTGCTACATAATAATCATCAGACAATCTATATTTACTTGCACAATTTTTACAATATGTTTTTTCTGATTTTCTTGAAATATATTTACAATAACTAATAGATTTTTCTTTATTACAAACATCACAAATATATTTAACTCCAATATGACATCCAATAATTAAATCATCAAATTTAACTTCAATCTCATCTTTTAAATCACAATCATAACCTTTTGATTGATACCATTTAATATTTTTCCTATTAACCTTAATTTTAAATACTTGATTTTCTACTAACAT